AGTCCCTCCACCCCGAGCACACAAAAATACAATTCAGACAGCTAAGTAGAACTCAACGATATCCCACGTTTCTCTCAATAACTTTTCTTGCTCTTCAACATTAATAAATGACAGACCTCCATGTCTAGTTTCTTTTGCCATTTCGGCTATCCATCCAATTTTTTCTTTGGAGAAACCAGACACCTTACGAAACCTTTCCCACTGTACGGATTTCGGCTCCACATCAAGCTCATGAACAGCAGCACAGTGCTTACGAAGGGATTCTATTGCGCGATAACAGTAGAAAGCGGAGTCATCAATAAAACGCATAGCCGAAGAGAGATCAGCCAAGCATCTATGTATAAATAATCCATGCTCCCCAAGAAGGTGAACTTGTACTTTCCTGACAGCAACATCGTAATCAATTTCCGATCTTCTACTTGTAATTGTCGGATGATCTATCCCCACAACTACATCCATACCCAATTCACGATTTATTATTCGTGTAACTTGAAAGTCGTACGTATAACCATTCAAAAATGAAAAGACATTAAGCAAGTTTGACATCAAATAATGAGATAGGTTTTTAAGATCAGCAGCAGAGACCCCGCTTTCAACATCTATCCATATTGCTACTTGATTGAGAAGTATCGAAACTTTTGCTGAACAATTTTGATCCAATGCAACATGCCGAAACCTCAATGAGAACTCGTATGTAATGGGCGCCCTTTCGGGCAAAACAATCCCCTGAACAAAGTATACTTCCATTTATTCACCTATGACTCTTAGTAATGGACAACTTATCGAATCATAGACTGTTGCACGATTCAGCGCGAAATCTCCCGCAGATAGGCCTGACAAGCTGCCAATGCGATCAATCCTTCGTCACCGATATCTGTGATGGCAACAATTCGTTGAGCATGCGCTGGGTCAAGTTCGGCTCGTATGGGACCATGAACCAAGCCGCCGGGGCCGGAGGTGGCAGGCATTGAACAGCCACCGGTTGAACGTTGGTCGAGTAGGACTGACAGCCGCAGATCAGAAGTGGCAAGGCGGTCGCGCAAGCGAGCTTGATTGGTTTGAGCATCGCTCAGTTCCTTGTAGTGGGTTTGCTCACTGGACGACAGGCGCTGTTCGAGCGCGAGTCGCTTATCCTGATCGGCACGCACCTGTGCGGCGGCTGCATTGCTGATGGCTACGAGATCAGCGCCGTGCGAGCTGGCCTGCTCAGCTAACTGCTGACCGTAGCGCCAGTCCTGCACCTTCCACATGCCGCCGGCGGAGATCAGAACCAGCGCCAGTAGACCTGCAAGTTTCAATGCTCCCGGGTTCATGGCACATCCTTGAAGAAGATGTGATGACCGAGCCGTAGTGTCTCTTTGGCGCCTCTCACCCAGGTCGGTGGCTTCGGCATGCTGGTTGCGTAGTAGTGCGTGGCGCCGCCGGTAGGGTCCGGTACCTTGCCGGCCATTACCTGGTCAGCGGCGGACTGCGCCTGGGCAAACTCGCGGACCGGAATCGACTTCGCGCCCGACAGGTATGCGTAGTTCGGATCGCTCTTGTTCCAGCAGCTGAACTGGTACGGTTTCTGGCAAACACAGGCATAGCCCTCCCCCCACCAGGACTTGGCCTTGCCGTCGTTCACTCGATTGCGAATGGTCCAGGCCACCGCGATCTGTCCCGCCAGGCTTTCGCCCCGAGCTTCACCCCAAAGCGTTCTAGCGAGAACATCGCGATCTTTGTCAGTTGCGGTCATTACTTTTCTCCAGACAAAAAAATGCCCCTGCGGTAAGGGGCGTTTATGACGCTTCGGGAAGACCGGGCGGCGAAGGCCAAGCAACGGACTGTGGGTATCCGACTTGCTGCTCGATCCGGTTTAAGTCAATGCGGTAGCGCTTCCACTTCAATAGCGCGGCCGCTTCCTCAGCGGTGGCTTCTCCCAGCTCCTGAGCATCTTGTAAGGGCGCAATGCGTATGGCGGCAGTACGCAAACGGCTATCACGCTCAGCCAATACCTCGATCGCCTTGGCCTGCGTTTGTGCGGCGCTATCCAGCGCCCAAGCACCCGATACCCACACATGGAAAGGACTAGGTGGTGGATCCAGCGTCAGCCCTTCCGGCAGTTCGCCCAGTTCGTCGAATTGCTCCGCTTCGCCCGTGGCGGTGCTGTACACCGGGCCGCGATGGTCGGCCAGCAACACCGGGACGCCTTCCAGCAGCACCCACACAAAACTGACGGCAGGGGGTTCAAGCACCTGCGGCAATTCGACAGCGTTGTCGGGCATCTGGCAGCCAATGCCGGGTACCACAGCCAGCGTAAACGGACCGGAAAGAATGCCGGCCTGACCCATCAAATAAATTGCATTCATAAACACCTCAAATCAGTTTGATACGGCCAGGGTAGGCAATATGACGCGGATAGCCTTCGCTACCACCCTCCAAGCTGACAGCACCTGTAGGGAGTTGTGAACCCACGCCGGTGTTGGCATAAGCCACCAAGCCGTTACTGCCGGAAGTGCCGTTGAGACCGAGAAAGCTGCGGGCTCCGTGCTCGTGGGCCTTGTTCTGGCTGAGCTTGGAACTGCCAGGCAAGCGATCGACATCTACGCCGCGCGCTTCATCGAGTGCCCGGACGAACTCGCCACGTCCTTCGGGGCTACGGAAAGTCGAAGCGCCGTCACCCGAGGTCCACATGCCCTCCTTTCCGGCGCGCAGCGCTTCAGTGGTCAACATTCCCGACGCCTGCGCGTGATCCCACACCCACGGCCACTCGGCGCGGTTATAGATCAGCCCGTGATGCGCTCCCCATCCGCCAGGGGGAAACGCCGTTGTGGTTTCGAAGGCCTGCCGGCCCAGCGCCGTATTGTCATAACGGCCCACCGGCCACCAACTGCCGGCGCCGTCGCTGCGCAGGTGCCACCAGTCGCCAGCTCCCATCAGCACAAAAAAGGGATAGCCGGCAGGCGCAAGGTGCGTGTGAAACTTGATCTTGTCGCCGCCCGCCGCCGTAACAGTTAAGCGATTCCCGCCGTTATCGACGCGGCGAATAATCACATCACGAACGCCCAGCGCTGCATTCGCAGCCGGCAGGGTGATGTTCATGACGCTGGCAGTGGCATCGGCCAACACCAACCCAAGATCATTAGCGACCAGAACCTTAGAGGCGATAGTAGAAATAACCACGGCGGCGGTTTTTTTCGCAATCGCCTGATGCACCCGCACCGGTGACATGGATTTTTTTGTGTCGGTACCATCTTCCGCCTCAGCCTGGGTCGCTTGTTTAACCAGGCCCAGGACTGTGGCGGTAGCCTCGGGAGTCGCACCGGCCAAGAGTTGGTTGATGGCCTGTAACAGTTGGTCATTGTCTTCTTCATCAGGAGCCAACCCTGCCGCTTGGATAACCGCCAGCAGCTCCTCCGTGACCGCGTTCCCCCACTGCGCAGGGATCAAGGATCCCGGCGTCCCACCCAACGGGTCTTCATCTGCAAATTTGCCATTTACCAGCCCGATGCTTGGCACACTAATCGGAAAATCCACGTTCTTACCCCTCAGTCATAATTGATGTGCACAACGGTGTGCGCCGGCGCCGGCCGACGGATGAGGCATTCGAGCGCGTTGCCTGGGTTGGAACCGAAACGCTCGCCCCAGTAACTGACGCCGAAGCGCCGGCCCTGCCGATGCCGGCCGCCGGTGTTCAGCGTCCACATAAACTGCGCACGCCAAGTACCGAAGTGCGCGGACCCGAAACGAGAACGCCCCATTCGGGGCGCTCTGTGTTCGGTAATGGTGGCGTTCGGGTAGCCCTGGCTGACGGCTATATCGAGGAAGTAGGCCCGGCTCTGCCCGCCCACCTCTACCAGCCTTCGGCGAACGGCAAGCCGCCGATCTTCAAATGCCGGGTTTGGCCCCAGACAGGAATCCGGCAGGCCCATGATCGACTCCCAGTCGGGCACCAATTCGTTGACGCCTGCCGGATCCATCTCGTTCAGCAGATCCACGGCGCGCGCATCTAGGCGGGAGAACTCAACCGCCACCCCGTCCAGTACCAGGGCAATCTCCGGTACCAATTCCGGATCCCACGCAGGGCCGGCAGGCAGTAGCCCCTGAAGCTGACGCCGATATTCCTCGGCAGTTCTGGTCACACCCATGTGATGCCCCCAAACGTCAGCAGTTGGTTGGTGGCAGGCACGACATCCGCAGCGGGCAAAATCAGTTGGTGGTCGTTTTCACCTGACGAACCACTGATTGCCTCGGCGATGTGAGTCAGTAACAGGGTCTCCCCAAGGCCCGCCTCGCGTGCGTGCAGGTCGACCAGCTGCGCCGATATCGCGGCACGTACCGCGCTGGTGTCCGGCACCGCGTGGATGCTGTACAGCACGGGCATCCTGACCGGCGCCAACACGAACAGCTCGGCAGTCACCGGGCGCAAGGGCTCGATGTAGGCCTTCACTTCCGCCAATTGAGTCGGGTTCGGTACCGGCTCTTCATCGCCGTCTCGCATCACGAATAATCCGACGGTGCCCGGCCCCATGTAACTATCCCGACACCAGGCCCGGGTGATACCGGGATATTCGAGCGCCCAGGTTTCATAGTCGTTAGCAGAGCCCCCGTGTGGGATCACCCGGTACGAGCGCACTACCCGCGCGCGCAATGACTCAACACTCTCCGCAGCGATGCCTCCGGCCAGGCCCGGTGCCACAACGGTAAACGCGTTGACGATGCCCTCTACCGGCTGGACTAACGTTAAGGTCAGCCCTGAGTCAGCATTGCCAAGGGTGCCGGCATCCACCGCTTCAATCGACGCCGTATTAAGGCCTGCCACAGTCGTGACGCCTACTGCCACCTTGTAGGTGCGACCATCCCCAGCCTGCAAAACCACATCGGCATCGAGCGCCACGCCCGCGCCGGCGGTAAAGCTGACCGAACCTTCGGCTGGCTGTGCAGGATTGCGTGGCTGATTCAGACGCAGCAGAGCAACCCGCTCTAGCGTTTCTTCATCCGCTCGATCGGGCAGGATCTGCTCGACAATCCAGTCGAGGTAACCATACAAACCATAGGCCACACCGCCCAAGGTTCTGGCGAGCACTTGCGCATCGGAGCGCCGCAGCGAATCACCGGCCAAATCGGCTTGAGTGCGGCCAATCAGGACAGGCAATGAAGGTGTTTCAAACGGCATAGATCACCTGCCATGACGTGGGTGGTTTAATTTCGAGCTTCGCGCCACTGGCGATGGTCAGTGTTGGAATCAGGTTCAGACGATTGATGTCCACCTTCTCGCTGGCAATATCGATGGCGATCACTTCACCGTCATCAAGCAGCCACTGGAGCGCCTCGCGAGCATAAAACTCAGCATCGCGTTGGGTATCCGACGTGAGCCTCACCCGGCGCAGCAGCCACAGGCGCGAGCCAATGCGGTCATCGGCGATCGGCGGATAACTGTCACCCCACCAGCCATATCGCTCTTCATCGTCGATGGGGTCATCCGTTTCGGCTCGCCGCCAGGTGTAAAGACTGATTGTCACTGCCCGAGTAAATTTCGCTTCTAGTTCGGAAGTCATGACCATGATCAGCCCCCCGCTACCGGCACGCCGCTCTGTCCGCTGCCAACCTGAACGTCGCCATGGACGTGTTCTATCTGGCTGATTCCGCCGGCCACCTGATCACCAGTTGAAACGATTCGTCCGGTCTGGGTGATCACCGGCGTATCGATATTCACCGCCGTGGTGGCCTTGATGTTCAGGGTCTGGGTTTCAATGTCGATGACCCGCCCGCGCTTGAAGTGCACCCGATCGCCTTCGTCGGTGTAGATGGCGACTTCACCGGGCTTCAGTGCCTGAATGCGATAACGCCGATCGGTCGCCACCAGCACCACGGCGTGGGAACGATCGCCACCGAGAAACGCCGTCAGCACTTCAGCACCGGGCAATGGGTTACTGGTGAAGCCGTAGGGCTCGAAATGTTCGGCGCCGTCCTTTAGTTCGTTAGCCGTGAGGCGCAGCTGTAGGCTCTGAAGCTTTCTGGCGGCATCGGCCAGGACCACCGTGCCGCGTACCAAGATACTTTTAAGGTTCATTTTTTTGGCTCGTAGTCGGCAGGAATGAGGTATTCGAAGTTGTCGCCCTTGCCGCCCTTCTTCACCTTTCGTTTGCTATGCGAGTCTTTCGGCTCAGGCTCGAAGCTTTCCGGCGGCCCCACTTCCAGCTTGGTGATCATTCCCTGGTCGCTCAGGCTGTAGGTGATACGCGAGATCAACATGTCCCGATCCATGCCGATGATGGGATCGATCACCCGGGCAATCATGTTGTGCCGCCAGAGCTGGCCGTTGGACTGACGCCAGCCCTGCACGGTGTAGGTAACTGACAAGGCCTTGCCCATACGGCTACTGCGCTCCCAGTTAGCGCGCGCCTGCGCCAGTTCATTGGTCACCTGGCCGGATTCCTGAATGATCAATACGCGCTTGCGACCCACGCGGTCATCCGCCAGCGTGGCAGACACCTCGGCTGCATCGGCTCCATACTCTTCGTCGGTACCGCTCTTCTGGCCCAGCACCCGGTATTCAGAAAACACGCCGGAGAAATCGAGCGGCGCGTCCCCGGCCTTGACGTTCTTGCCTACCTCGATCGCATCGAAGGTGCGACCTGCACTGCCAGGGCTTGCAAGCACTGCAGCGCCGCGCGCGTCGTCGGTCGAGAACACCCGGAACAAGGTCAGCAAACGATCCGTTGAGGAAAAAACCGTCTCGCCCGGTTCAATTGTGTGATCGGAAAGCTTGCCGCCTTCGGGAATTTCGCTGATGACCGGGACGCTGTAGGGCGAGGCCAATGCCTTGACGATCGACAACACCGACTGATTGTTCCACTGCCCGGGCTTATTGGTCGCCGCGCAATCCACCAGGTCCGCCGTCAACGACCGGCCGCTGATGGATTTGGTGATTTGCTTGTCGTCGTAGCTTACCGGCGTGGCGAACACCCAAGCCGTCAGCACCAGGTCGCGGCCGATTCGAACCTGGCATTTGTCGCCCTGCCTGATCGGAATGTTCTGGGCTTCCTCCGCCCACTTCCAGGTCAATGACACATTGAACGATCGGGCCTGATCCTCAAGGCCGGCAGTGATCTCCACCGATTTCCAGCCGAAGTAATCCAGGCCGTCAACCGTCAGGGTGACCGCGTTTTGCTCATCAGACATGGCTACCTCTGGGCGAGTTTGATGGGCACCGGCGGCACAAAGCCGGGGTGCCTAATGCGGTTGCGCTGCACTACTTCGACAGACCGCGTGGAATCACCGAAGCGCTGATAAGCCAGCACCAAGGCCGACAGGGTTTGCGGCGGGGTGATGTCGACCAATCGCACGCCCGATTGGGCAACGGCTGTCAGGTGTTTCACGACGTCTTGCCGGAACGTGTTCAGCACGATGTAGTGCGCAGGGTCGGCCTTGAGTGAGGCGTCGTGAATGGTCTCGTTGAGGGTGTCGCGCAGCTCGATCACATCATCAGCGACCGGCACCTCGGGCCGAACTACAGGTTGCAGTGCCTGTTGATCGACAGAGGGAGCCGTCCCGATCGACTCCGGCTGCACAGTCACGGGCATTTCGCTAACGATCAAACCGATCTGCACCAGGACCGAATCCTGCACCAGGTTGGCGGTTGCCTGAGAAGCCTTCGCCACATCGGTACCGCCCAAAGTGCTAACCGTGTTGATGCTGCTGGCAGCCTGTGTCTGTTGGGTAACCTCGGCCACTGCGCCACGGTAACCCGAGCCGGATCCTGACCCAAAAAAATTGAAGCCTGAGAAACTGCCGAAGTAACTTGAGAGCAGCGACGACAGCGCCCCGGGAGAGTTCATCAGTGATTGCGCGAAGCCGGTCACATCGGTGAAGACGCTCACTAACGGAGTGAACTGCTGCTGCACCACCGCGAACACATTCGACAGACTGTTGCGCATTTGCAGCAGGCCTAGCCGGGCCGTGTTCACCTTTGCCATGCTTGTCTCATAGCGATTGAGTGAGGACGTGAGGAGGCTTTCTGACGACTTCACCACCTGAGCCTGGGTATTCACACGGGCAGTTGGTGTCGACAATGGTTCGGCCGGATAGAACGTCAACTCAAAGGTGATCATGCCGCCGCCCACAAGATCGTGGGTCATGTCGCATTCACCAGCCTTGACCTGCATCCGGCCGAGCCACGGGTGCACCAGTTCACCGGCGCCAGGCGTATTCAGCGCCTCGATCAACTTGTCTCGACGCTCGAAACAGTCGTCGCCAATGATCCATGCTGGAAATTTGTGGACCTGAGATTGCCTTCCAAACTGTTCAAAGTACGGCGTATCGCGCTGGGGAAATTCATGCAACTGGCCTTTCATACCGACCGGTACCGATGCCTGCGGAATCAGGAAACTGATACTCCGGAACGACGCTGGTAAGAGTCGATCTCTCCATGTCTCGGTCATTAGCCGGGCCTCATGATGCCGATGGTTCGGGTACCGACGCTGGGCTTGATGCTCAGGCCGGGCTGGTTGGTTTTCGCCTGGTCAACGGTCGTGCCGGGCGGCGCCCCGTTGAGATTGATGTTCAGCTCCCCATTGAGCTTTTGCGCCTGATTCGCCGATGCCTGCTGAATCAAACCACCTGACTGCGCCACCAGGTTTGGTCGGCTCAGGAGCTTGTCCGTGCTGGGAATGCCTGCGGCGGTATTCATCATTTGCTGACGACGTTGCGCCTCGCCGACGGCGCCGGCCCCGATGAAGGATCCATCACCACCACCCGGCCCGATGTTGCGCGCACGCTGCTCTTCCGCGAACGCGTTGGCCTTGTTGGTCGCGGTTTTGATAATCCCTTCGCCGCCCTCGCCACCACCGAAGTATTTCATCATCGGCTCGATGATCGGTTTCAACCTGTCCCAGAGACCTTTAAACCAAGCGGCGATCGGCTCCCAGTTATTGATGATCATCCCCAACGGTGACCACGCGAACATACGTCCCATGAAGTCCATAACAGGAGTTGATACTGCGAGCAGGACGTCCCACAACGCAGAGAACAACTCAGTCAGAGGCCCCCAGTTTTCCATCACCATCGGAATCGGAGTGAATGCGAACGCCTGTTTGAACCACCCCCACAGGATCATGGCCGGGCCTTTGATCTTTTCCCAGACAGCCTGAAAGTAAGGTGCCACCGTTGACCAGTTGGCGATAAGCAGGCCTGCCGCAAGAGCAATGCCGCGAACAATGATGCCAATCGGCGACATCGCCGTGACTGCGCTCATGATTTTGGTCGCAACGATTGCGCCCATGACCGCCAGGCGCAGCACGCCGAACGCAAACGCTGCCCCTAGAACACCCCTGATAACGCCGGGATGGGACTTCGCTAACGAGGACATTTGCGTGATGGCAGGACCAATTTGTTCCATGAAAGCGTTGAACGGTGGCAGGAGCGCGTCACCCACTTCGACACCCAGTCGCGTGACCTTGTTGGTCAGCAACTGCATGGCGTTGGCTGTTGTCGCGGATCGAGCCGTGTACTCAGCTTCCATCGAGCCGGCAAACTTTCCTTCCTTGCCCACAGCACCGAAACTGGATTTCAACAGATCAAGGTTTGTCAACAATGGCGCAATCGCGGACACGGATTCAGTGCCGAAAAGCTGGGTCAGGAGTCCTGCCTGCTTCGCCGGATCCACTTTAGCGATACGCTCAAGGACATCTTCGATTGTGCCCTGCGCGTCCTTCTGCATGCTCTTTGAAACTTGCTTCACATCCAGTCGCAGAGACTTAAAGGCCTCCGACTGCTGCTTGGTAGCCGCACTGCCTTTGGTCAGTGACAGCATGAAGTTCTTCATGCCCGTCGCTGCAACCTCACTCGGTACGCCTACACCCGCGAGCGTTGCGCCCATTGCTGCAACCTGTCCAGCGGACAAACCAGCGATACCGCCCAGAGAACCGATGCGCGTAACAATGTCGGAGATCTGTGCGGCCGACGAAGGACCGATGTTGCTCAGATAGTTTATTTTGTCAGCCAGCGTGACCACTTCCGGCTGAGTCATTTTGAACGAGGTTCGCCACTTCGCCATCATATCGCCTGACTGGTCGGCGGTTTGGTCGAAGGCAATGCCCATTTTCACGGCGTCTTCGGCGAATTGCTTCAGCTCTTCACGGGCAAAACCGGCCTGCCCGCCGGCTGCGACAATGGCAGCAATGCCACTGGCAGCCATTGGCATTTTTTCCGACATATCCAGGACGTCCTGTCCCATCTGCTTGAATTGCTCAGGCGTGTCGAAGCTGACCACTTTTTTCACGTCAGCCATGGAGGTTTCGAACTCCATCGCTGCACGGGCACCGGCGATGAAAGGTGCGGCGAACGCACCTCCTTGCAGCATGTCTTTGAACCCGATGTTGCCTAAGCCGCTACTGTTCATCTGTTTGCGGAAACCCGCAACGTTCTTGCGGATCCCGGTAAGCGTCGGCGACAACTTGTCGACGCCAGTGATCAACGCCTTGAGCTGGAACTTGTCCGCCATCACTACACCTGCTGAAGTTCGTTAATCCGCTCTGCGTGCTCAAGGCTTTCCATAAGCACGTCCAGCGGCCTGGCCATCATTTGCTCGGGATCGACCTTCCACCACCAGGCCAGGTTGTAGGCGACTGAGATCAGGTCGGAGATGGTTTCGACGCCGCATTCATGAAAAAACCGAAGAGCTTCCAACCCAGTTTGTTCAGATCTGCAAGGTCCAACTGGTTGACCGAAGTTGGCGGGATGGCCGCACAGACGGCGATGTATTTGCTGACGGCTTCCATGTCGAGAACGGCGTCTTCGTTTTGGTCGACCTTGTAAGGCAGAACCTTGATCTTTCGCACTTCGGCCACGGTCGGCCGGCGCAGGGTGAGCTCGGTCAACTGCTCGTCGTGTGCTTCGATAGGCACATCAAGTTTCACTATTTCGCTCATTGCCATACCCCTTTGATGCCATCGAATTGAAGTTCCAACGTGCCGTCATCGCCCTTCGATGTCGGTTCATCGACCAAATAGGCACCCGACAGCACGTAAACCTTGCCGTTGTTGAATTCGCAGGTGACCGTCATGTCCTTGCCTTCGGTCAACTTCTTGAGATCGATGTCGGGATCGTCGATTACCGTCATCTTCAGGTAGGCTGCCAACGCCTCTTCCTTGTAGAAACCGGGATAAACCGTCTCCCGCTTCACAGCCATCAACGGTGCCTCGGCTCCACCGGTGACGGTCAACTGCATGCCGTCCACCTTGATGTAGGCCGTGCCCGCAACTTTTTTGCCCATGGTCAGAATCTCCAGAATTAAAAAGCCCGCTCAGGGCGGGCTTGGTGAACTCGTTCGGTGTTACGCCGTGGCGTCGTATTGCAGGCGGAACTGGTTTAGCAACGCGAAGATGCGCAGGCCGTTGATGTAGTCCGGCGGGAACAGCACATTCACCCGGCTAGGGTCATTGCCGTCGCGCTCCACCACCAGGTGTTCGGCGAACAGGTCGGCGTTCTCTACATGACCTTCCGATTCGAGCTTGGCGTACTGCGCGATCAGCTCGCCGCGAATGGTGCTCGGCGTGACGATAGGTTGACCAGGGCCGAAGCGTGTGCCGTCGCTGGCGAGCTTGTGGCGGCCGTACTTGCTCGTGATCACACTCTGCATGCGGCGGATGATGAACGCCGATTGATGCATCGTCTCGCTATCCAGGTACGAGTTGTCCGCCTGACCGTAGGCATTCTTCTGGTACGTGGTGATGGAACGCTGAATGCGGACATAACCGCCTTCGTAGTACGCGGTGGCGATGCCGTAGCTCAACAGTGATTGGCGTTCGCTGAGGGTGAAACGATCGCTGGCCGGCGCCGGATCCAGCCCCGGCAAACTGCCGCTTTGGGTCGGCCGGCTGGCATCAGCAGAAATGAACGCCGCCGTGCGCGCGGCAAGCGCAGCAGCCTGCACCCAGACCGGCTGGGGGACACCAGGCTCAACCCCTTGAATGGTCATATGCTGGTCGTTGCGTTCCTGACCGGCAGCCACCAACGTTCCTATCGTGCCGCGCTTGGCGCTGTAGATGTGGCCGAACAACTGCTTGGCCCAGCTCCAGCGACCAGTGTTGTCGTCCATCGCTGCTTGCCACGCATTCAACGTGGTCGTGTCCGACCATGGCACACACAGAAACTCGAACGGCTCGTCGCCCAACGCCGCAATGGCGTCGAGCTGGTCGGGCGCACCCACACCGGCAGCCATTGCCGTAGCAACCACTGTCAGCCCGGTCGGGGTCATCTCGCCGTTGGACTTGCCCAGTCGATTCAAGGCCACGCTGATATCGTTGCCAGTTTCGCCAGACCACTTGCACGTCAGGGTCACCACACCAGCGACAGCAGCCGCAGTTACCGGCAAGTCGGGGGAAGCATTGATCTTTACCGCCAGCGCCGCAGCAACAACCGTCGGTGTGGCGGCAGTAACGACCACTGACTGCACACGAACACCGCCGACATACACGTTCAACAGCCCCGCCTCGGTAGCGGCTCCGGTGATGGTGATTGTCGCGCTGGCCGCCACGCCGGTTTCCTTGATCAAGGGTAGGCACCAGATCTCTCCGATCGGATCTACCTTGCGCCAGGTTTCGTACATCGAGGCGAGCATCGAGCCTTGCCCCCCTATACTTTTTGCCAACGCCTCGCTGGAGACCAGTACCAATTTGCCGATGCTGTCGCTGGTGGCATCGTCGTTGACCTGGGCAACGATCAGACGGCGCATGGCCGAAGACGCGCTGTTGGCCGCCGAGTTGTCCATCTCCGCATAAAACAGCGGCACCCGGATATCGGCAGGGATATTGCTGAATCCGATAGCCATTATTGCGCTTCCTCGTTTTTCGCCGCTGTGGCGGCCTTGGTGGAGGGGGCTTTCTCAGCTTTGAGGGTCACGTCACCGTCAGCCAGGCGGCGGCGCCACCAGACATTGTCGGGGACTTCCCGACCACCACCCGGCAACAGATCGCCGGCTTCCGGATCGGGCACGGCACGGCCGGAGGCCGGCACCACAGTGATGCGTTTGGTCATGGTGTTACGTCTCCAGTGAATTTGACTTCGATGCGCCCATCCGGGCCGGGGTGTTGCTGGTTTGGGTCTGCCGGGTCGATGCAGTCCATGTTGAAAGTGACGCCAGTGAAACTGGCAAGGCCGTCGATTTCGAGTTCGTGCCAAGTTTCAGCAGGCGCGGTGCGGACAGTGCGACCAAGCTGGAAGCCCGAGAAGAACGTGAACTGGAACACCAGACGCGCCCGGCTAATGTGAAGCAACGAGCCTTTGTCGTACTCGATCGGGTCGTAATCTTCACCCGGACACCAGCCAACCAGCGCCCGCCAGAGTTCCGCACGCAGGTCATGCAGCAAATCGTTGTCCTGCTGTCCACGCTCGTCGCTGGCGTCCAGAACGATCACTACGGCGAATTGCTCCGTGATGTCCTGGATGATCGCGTTCTGCGCTCTGCTCGGTGCAGCTGCGTCTGCCGATGCGATGACATAGGCGGCGGGCAGAGCGAGCTGAGCAACTTCCACCACCGCATCCCAATCGATACCGCCGCTGACACGCTGGGCAAAGCTTGGGCATGTCGCTCGCAGGTGAGCAACAATCGGGTTCAGTTTCATTCATCAAATCCCAGGTATAAAAAAACCCCGCACAAGCGAGGTTCTTTTTTAGGTGGCGATTGAGCCTATTTAAAACCTTCTACCGCCGAGCCCACATTGATGTCGGCCGGCAGCGGAAGCTTCATAACTGCAATGTCAGGCTCGTTAGCAAACTTGGTCTCAGCCAGTTGACGAGCACTCCCATTTACCGGTTTAAATTTGTCAGTCTCATATAACCAGACTTGTGGCGCGCTCTTACCGTTCATTGTCAGGTTCCAACAGCCGACCATCGAGCGATCGCCCACGACTTTTGAATCACACTCGACAGCACCGTTCGGATAAATTTTGTGATTCAGGTACATAAGCGTAATGCGGTCGATTGCTGCACTCGGCGCCTTTTCGGCAGCACTTGCATTCGTCACTACCGCCAACATGGCTAACGGAACAAGCAGGCTCAACGCTTTCATGGGTTACTCCCTGTAATCGAAAGAGCGAGCCTATCCCAAAGTACTTTCGCAAGTCACGACAACGCGGCGGCGAACGCAGCAGACAGAATTGATTGAACTTGTGAGGACGAGTCCTGAAGAGCATCAGCCATGTAGTTGTCACGCGGCTTGATGCGCCATTCACCAGCCGCTCGTTCAGCAACGAGGCGAGCGCGAGCACCCGCAGCGCGACGGTTCTTTCGGCCCTTCCCTTTGCCAGGGGCGAGCTTTCCGGGGCGCCGGCCTTTCTTCACGCCGTAATGCAAGTAGGCCGGGTAGAAAGCTTCCATCGCCGAGGTCTTGGTAGGAGAGATCCGAACAAGAAATCCAGACCGGGAAACCTTGAAGCTGATCGACTCGACCGTCGCACCGGTACGATTTACCGGATAGCCATCCTGGCCTTTCCCCAGCGCAAGGTTCATCTGTGCCCGTTGGGTGACCAGCCGGCCAACCTTGCGCATCCCAGCGCGAATCTGCCGTTTATCGAAAGCCTCGCGCTCGAATTTGTCGAAGCCTTCGAAGTGCAGGTAACTCTCGACAGAAGCTGAGTTAGCCATAGATACCTCCCCCAACCCGTTGCGGGCCGAGCTCTTCAACCTCAAGCAAGGTGAACCGGTGAGTGCCGTTCATATCTGCCACCCTACGCACCCGATAAATCGTCGCGCCGTGTACTACTTCGTGCGCCTCGCTCATGCCCTTCAGGTAATAGAAGGTCACGCGATGGGTGATCTTCATTTCGGTCTGGATGCCATTCGCGTAAACGGCGGTTCCAACAGGCTCAATCTTCGCCCACCGTTTTTTCTGCCCGGTGAACAATGAGTCGAGCCCCAGATCGGAGGCCGGAACATCTGTCCTCAATCGCAAAGTGATACGCCGGTCCAACTCCCCGGCACTGGGCTCGCGCATCGCCATGTTCAGAACCTCGGCGGAACGGTGATCTCAGCCACCAGGTAATCGAGAAACGTTGACGGCAGTTCAGCCAATGTCTGCCCCACCAGGAACAATTCCGGATGACGGTAGATGGTTGCCGCAGCCATCAGCAGCCAGTTGCGCACGCCCGGGTGCAGGTCAAGATCGAGCCCGGCTTTGTAGCGGATCCGCAACAGGCCAGCAGGCCGGCCAGCGGGAAAGAACAACGAGCTTTCCCGTTGCCCCTGTTGCAGGTCGAACGGGCCGGCCTGCGCGACCCATGTTCCATCTAACTGCTGCGACATGACCGAAACAATCTCATTGGCCTGACCTGCGTCCAAGGCGTGACCGGACGCGAAAGACGTCGGCCAGTCCTCTTCGTAAACCGCACCACGAATTGCCGCGCCTGTCCTCGACTCGCACTGAGCGGTCACGCCGGGGATGATGATTTGCTCGATCAACTCCGGCTCCATGTCCTCTGGTTCAACCCGGCACTGGAATGCTACCTGCGCCAGGGTCAGAACCGGTTCGCCGAAGTACTCGATTCGACGGGCCATGGGTTATGGCTTCTCTTCGTCATCGGCACCCGAGCCGCCTTCACCCGCGCCACCCTCACCGCCTTCGTTACCGGCGCCGTCGTCGCCACCCTCGCCATCCGCTGGCGGTGGGCTGGTGTTGTCATCCGGTAGGCTGACCGCGGATGATTTACCGCCGGACTTTGCAGCCCCGGATTTCGCTGTGGAAGTCTTACCTGACTTCTGTTTGCCAGACTGCCCGACCTCACCTTCATACAACTCGGCGAATCCCTTCGACTTTAGCCCTTCAGCAACATCAGCCCCAAACCCGGCCAGCTCATCGACCGAATAGCCGCGCCATGCTTTCAAAAACCGTACAACCACAATATCGCTCATCGCATCCACCTCAGATATGCAAAGCCCCGCCGAAGCGGGGCAAAGGGATTACATGCCAGCGCCCCACTTAACGGCAGTGGCGACGACGATGCACTCGACGTGGCGTGGGCCGAAGTCATGTTTGGCGATGACCTTGACCAGGGTCTGGTCACGCTGGAAGGCGCTGACCATGTTGCCCTCAGCATCCTTGTACGAAGCCTCGCTGCTGAACGAGATCGTCAGGTCCATGTCTTCGCCGATCATCATGTCGGCGAAGTTGACGAAGTAGAATTCCGTCTCGTTGCCACCGACACCGAGATTCACCGGGATCTGATTGCTCAAGCCGACTGGGTATCCCTTGAACAGGCCCTGCTCGATTTCCGGGTAGGCCTTGTTGCCATTGCCATCACGCAACGCCTGCAACCAGCGGAAGACACGCGGGTGCATGAGCCAACCGCAATCTTTCATCATCACGTTTGCGGTTTCGATGCGAAGCATCATGCCGCCGCAGAACAGGTCGATTTTTTCCAGGGTGATGCCGGCGCTGTCTGGAGCTGGCAACACGTTGAACGCCTGCGCCCAGTAGCGCATGCCCTTGGGCAACGTGCCGCTACCATCAGCACGAATGAAATGCAGGTCCTCGGAGAGCCCCATTGACACCGCGAGATCGGCCACAACGATGTCATCGATTCGAGGGCTGATGCCGGCATTGGCGATCAGATCATTCGAGATGGGCACGATTGCAGCGGCTTTTTTCGCCGACAGTTTCGTATCCGCAAAAGTCATACCGGTGAGCGGGATATCGGTTTCGGTACCGATGTACGTGACGATGGTGTTGCCGGTAATACGAGGCTGAGTCAAGTTGCCGTTGTTCAATGGCAGGCTTCGTGCCCCCATCTTGCGCACCACCGACATCGGACGCAGCGCCTCGATGATTTCCGTAGCGAAGTTTTGCGGGACCAACACGCCACCGGCGCCGGGTGTAACCGTACTCAAGGCCATAGCAACGTCGGTGGAGAAACCGCCCTGCTCTGCCATTTGAGCCGCCTGATGTTGATTGCCACCCGCAGCGGCAAGCAAGCGGACCATCTGCGCCATACGCACGCCGGGCGCTTCAGCTGGACCCGATCCGGAAATGTAACCAGGTGGCGGGCCGGTACGGCCTTGCACCGATTCATTCACCGGCACCGCATTGGTGGCGGCCATTCGTTCGGCCTTCTCCGCTCGACTGATCTTGTCAGTCAACGCGTTGAACTCAACTTCCAGGCTAGAAAACTGAGCCAGTTGCTCGGCCGACAGAGCCTCGCCGGCGGACTCAAGTTTAGCCAACGCCTGAAGCGTATCGTTGATCTTGGCGCGTTCGCTACGCAATTGAAGTACAAGGGACATGGTGCCTCCTGGGCATAAAAAAACCCGCACAGGGCGGGCTTGGTGACTGCCGCGAACGCGGTCAGGTCTGGGTTTGAAAATTCATTGCTGCGGCACGGACGGCAAGTCGGCCGGGCTGGCGGTTGGCTCTGCTCAATGCGATCGAATGAGACAACTCATCGACAGCTTGTTGCGGACTTTGCAGCCGGTCGGCAAGGCCAGCGGTGATACCCGCCTGCCCCCGATACAACCCTGCCTCGGTTGCCATTACCTGTTGCACGGATAGCCCCCGGTACTCGGCTACCGCGTTGACGAAGAGCTGATAACTCTCTTGCACAACGTCATTGAGGTACTTGAGCGACTGGTCACTCAGCGGTTCGTGAGGACTGAGGTCGTTTTTGTGAGCCCCGGCAAACACGGTGGTGACCTTGACGCCCATGCCCTCTTCCATCTTGGAACGGTCCATGTGGCTAGCGATGACACCGATCGATCCAACGCCGCTGGTCTGGCTCACCACCAGTTCGCTACACGCCGAACCGATCAGGTAGCCGCCGCTGTAGGCCATGAAGTTGACGATGCCGGTGATGGGCTTTTGCTGAGCCATGGCACGGATGTCAGCGGCCAGCTCGAAGGCACCAACCGCAGAACCACCTGGGCTGTCGATATCCAGCACCACGCGCTCAACCATCGGATCGGCAATAGCGTTGCTGATCCTGGTGCGCAGATCTTCGTAGCTGGTCATGGTTTCGCACATGTTCATGTGGCTACCACGACTGACCAACACACCGCTGACGGGGATCACTTCGATGCCCGTCCGGGCGATCGCCGTGCGCCGCTCTTCTTCGCGCTGAGCGATGCGGTCCATACCGTCGTCCGTCCACAGCGCCGCACCATCCCGGGCGCCGATGTTGACGATGTTCAAACTCATTGCCTGGTTGGCCCAGCGAACGCCGAGGTCCAACATGTCAGGCATCACCAACAGCGGCTGATTGAACAGCAGACTGGAGGCACGCAGATAGTTTTTCATTGCGCCAGAATCCTCTCAATTTGTGCATGCTGCATTTCGAGCTGCGCGCGCACCGCAGGGTTGGTCAAGTCGGCGCCGCTCTTGCCTGCGTCAACCATGTTCAGCGGCTGCATATAGATGTCGCCTCCCGTTACCGGCGGCATGTTCTCCAGCCGCCGGATGTCGTTAGCACTCAGCCAACCCCACTGACGTCCAATGGCGTAGGCCTCATAGCGACTCTTTTGATCACCGCGCAACAGGCCGGACAGATTGAATTCGATGAAGTAATCACGCCGGTCGGCAGGCAACAGGAAATCGCGCATCATCGATTGTTCGTGGCGTTTGACCCACGGCAGCAACGCGAACACCACGAACTGAATCATCAGTTGCTCAAGGGTGTTGTAGTTGGACTTCTCCAGGTCGTTGACCATGGGCAACGGGATTTTGTAGATCCGGGCGATATCGGTGCCGGTGGTTTTAAGGATCCCCAACACTTCGGCATCGACGTTGTTCATCGAGACTGGCCTGAACGTCATGCCCTCTTGCAGCAGCGCGACCTTCTTGGCGTTGTCCATACCGCCGAACTTTTGCCCCCACTGATCAACGATCTTGTCGATGCTGCCCTGATCCTTGATCGCCGGCGACTCACGTGGCCGCTCGATCACGCCGGAGACAGTGACACCGTTGGCGAAGCTTTTGCCGGTGTACTGCCGCACGGCCTGAGCCAGCCCGAGCGAGTCGGCATGCACTTCGATGGGGGACAGTCCAACGTAATGATTTGAACTGTGCCACCGCACATGGTGAATCATCCGCATCGGCAGGGCCTCGCCACCACTGATCCGGTAATACGGCAGCATGTCGGCGCCTTTGAGCACCTGCACCTTGTCATTGCTCAGCGGCCAGAGGGCGACAATGTTTCCGTCATCCCGACGATCGATGAAGCTGTATCCGTTACCGCGCAAGCCAGCGGAACCCTGGACACACTCGCGGTATTCGTACGGCGTCTGAAACCCATTCGGCTGGTACCGAAGAACGTCATACGCTGGATGGTTGATGGCTGCCTCTCGCTGGCCTTTCTCCATTCGACGGAACAACTCGCAAGGCAACTGCCCCATGGTTTCAGCCAGCAGGGTGACGCAGTTTTGCAGGATCGGGAGACCGAACGCAGACTCGGGCGTCACCCTGACGCCAGTGCTGTTTCGCCCACCACCGAGCATGCTGCGCCAGAAGCCACCCCCCCCATCTGTCAGGTTGCCGCGCCCCTCGCCGAGCAAGTTTGAAAAGAACATGCTCAACCTCCTTTGGGTATGGGTATGGATTTGGCTTGCATTGCAGCCGCTGCCCGATCGGCCAGCCGGGACCAGACGAGCAGCCCGACACCCGCGACGATGCACGCGGCAGGAACGTGGATCATCGCCACGCCGCCGACCAGCAGGCCGAAGCCCAGCAGACCGGCCATCCATGACAGGATGACTAATTTCATATACCCGCCCCTTCGTCGTAGATGGATTTGCCACTCGGCCCCGCAGCCTTGCTGCTGATCCCGACGGCCATGATTGATGCAACGATGCCGTCGATCCGACCGGTCGCCTTGGCCTTGTCGGCCTTCCGATTGTTGGCCGGATCGGAAACGATCACCGCGTTGCCAGCGCACCAGGTCATTACCGGATTGCCGTCGTGACGCAGGGTTTCAACTGTCTCGCTTTCGATAACCTCCCAGTCGGCGGGATCAAGATCGATCACATCTTGCTCAGGAGCCAGGCCCAACAGGCGGCGTTCAAACTCATCCACGGCCGGGCCCATGTCCTTATAGCCCTGACCGAAGCCCACCATTTCCGGAAGCGAGATGTCGTATTCGGACATCAGTTGCAGCAGGTCTTCAATGCGCCATCGGTCATAGGCGATACGCTCAACGTCGAAGTACGCACAGATCGTGACCAGACGACGCAGCACATGCAGCTTGCTGATGGCCCGGCCCGGGGTCGTTTCAAGGTGCCCATCTTTAACCCACATGGCGTAGGGCACCTTGTCGCGATCCTCACGACCTTGCAGGTCGTCGTCCGGGATCCAGAAGTACGGCAGCAGCCGCCAGTGCGGATCGTGCGGCGCGGGCCAGAAGATCAGTACGAATGCGGTCAAGTCCGTGGTGCTGGCAAGGTCGAGCCCGCCGACACAACGACGGTTGCGCAGGAGCCGCATTGGCACACGCTCTTCAGCTTGCTTCCACACGCCCCAAGAAATCCACGGGGCATCGGCTTGTGTCCATTCGCAGAAGTTCAGACGGCGCACCACCGACTCTTGAGCCGGCAAACCTCGGGCCGACTGGACCTGCTCACGCAGATACTTGCGGCCCGGGATGCCGTCGCTTTGCCCTTCGGCGATGTAATCGAGCGATGGGTTGACCTTGGGCCAACAGGCCTCGTCCTTGAACGGGTCGTCGCCCTCATCCAGCGAACAGATGAACGCGAAGAAACTGTCATCATCTTCGATGGCCGCGCAGATCCGCACGCCCAGATCATGGTACTGACCGCAGACTGTCTTTTTGTCGGAGCCACTGTTGGTGATCATTACCACCATGGCTTTGCGGCGGTTCTTGGTACCAGCCCGCATCATGTTCACAGTGGAAGCGGTCTTGTGCTCGTGCAGCTCGTCGAGCAAACCAATGTGCGGCCGTGGACCGGACTTACCTTCGTCGGCGCTGATGGGCCGAAAAAAGGAATTGGTGTTCGGGTAGAACAGGTTCCACACCTTTTCATCGCGACCCGACTGCACAAGTCGCGAGCGAAGTTTCTTCGACATGTCAACCATCGACACGGCATCCCGAAACAGGATCATTGCCTGGTCGCGCTTGGTGGCGGCAGCATAGATTTCAGCGCGCTGCTCGCCGTCGGCCACCAACCCATAAAGGCCGATGCCAGCAACCAACGGGCTTTTTCCCGACCCTTTTCCGGTCTCGATGTAGCCGAGTCGGAAGCGGCGATAACCATCAATGGTCATCCACCCGAACAAACTGCCGACGACAAACGCTTGCCAGGGCGCGAGCATGAAGGGCATGCCCTCGTAGTCGCCACCGTTGAGGCAAAGGACATCTTCGAAAAAACCGAGGGCGCGGTTCACACGCTCATGATCCCAGACCAAACCGCGAGCCGGGCCGTGCTCAAGATCTCGAAGGTGGCGTTTACAAGCGTTGCGGACGTTGGGGCCTGCGACGATTTCGCCAGCCAGGACGGCGTGAGCGAAGCCAGTGACTCGGTCGTCAGCTGAAGTATTTGTCTGCGGCGTCTCGTTGGTCATTTGGGAATAGATCACCTTGCGGTGCCGGTGCGGTTTTCAGATTGCGCCGGGACATGGGCGACATGCCGAACTGGGCGCCGGCGGCGTTGGCGCGCTTCTCTGCGTCGTTCGCAAGCTGCCGAAGGACGTGCATCTGCTGCGCGCCGGTCTTGAAAGTCTGGATATCGCCGCCCAATTCGTCGGTGGAGTCAGCGTTGCGCTTGCTGATCAGGCGCTGATAGCGGCGCCAATCGGCCACGGCCTGGCAGTAAGTGGCGAGCGCCATCGAGTCCAGCTGCGAAACGATCCCCAGGGAAATCAATGCGGGCACCAGTTCGTCCCATTCCTTGATCGCTTCGGGAGACAGAACATCCGGCCTTGGCGGTGCGCCGACAGGCACTACTGGCTTTGCTATCTCTGCCAGCAGGTCATCACGATTTTCCCGTCCGCGATTGCCCTGCAAAAGTTTGAGCGCCGCCGGCATTCCGGGGCGACCCGAGTTTCCATTTCCGGCCATAAATAACCCCTGCCTGTTGATACCCCCCCTCCCTCATTTTTCCCGACTTTGCGTAAAGAGGGGGGCGAGCGGTCTAGAACGAAGTCCGAAAGAAGTTTTTCACCCCCCTACCCTCTGGGTGGTGCATTTTTTTGGTGCGTGGATGGCCGGCGGTCACCGGTTCCAGTGGTGGCCGGGATCAGTCGGCCTACCATCAGCGGCGCAGCCTGGGTGTCGACCGCTCTTCTCCATCCGCTGCTTGGTGGAGTCGTGACAGAACTTGCACAGGCTCGCCCAGTTCTTCGGGTTCCAGAACAGCTTCCATGCGGCCTTAAGGCGAACAGGATCGCCACTGTCCTTGGCGTCCTTCAGCTTGGGTGCAATCTTGTGGTCAACGATGGTGGCAGCCACCGGCCGCTGGTCCGTCGAACACATGGTGCAGTAAGGATGTTCACGCAGGTGACCATCCCGAGACTTCTGCCATTTGTAACCATAACCCCGCTCGGTGCTGCTGCCCCGTCGATCACTGTTCGGACTGGGCATCGGCAGGCACCTGATTCACACCGAGACGCTTCGCAACCCAACGCTCGTACAATCCAATCGCCACGTCAGCACCAGCCATCGCGGTCAGGCAACCGATCGCACCCGCCGTCCAGACCGACATCCCTGCTCCGATCATCAGCATCATTGCCGACACACCGCAAACGATGCAGGCACCGGAGCGAAGAGCCAGCCGTCGCAACAACGCCCAACCGCGCGCGCCGTCTTTATCCGCCCGCCACATTTCACCCGAAACACCGCCGACCAAGGCCAAGAGGATCACCAACCAGATCGGCATTTCAGCCAGCGCCTGCTGTTCATTCGTCATGTTCTGTCCTTATGGATTGCGCTATACGCCGAAAATAAAAACCCCGCCGAAGCGGGGTTAGGTGACCGGCTCAGGGAGGCCGGGTGAAGCTGCACAGCACGTGCGAGGTCAGCGCCAAGGCGCAAATTTCATATCGTGGTGACTTTTTACTCCCTGAGTACGGAACCGAAAAGGGGGCATTTTCGGTTATCCAGCTCGACGCAACTTTGACGCAACTTTGAGTAGACTTTGAGGCAAAACGCCCCGACCAGCGGTAAGCCACTGACGAGCATCGGAACGCTCGGCCAGCACCACCAGCAGCTGCTCATGCAGGCGATGCACCTGGTCGTAGTAGGTCTGTTTCGCTCGCGACTCCAATCCCAGCAGATGTAGCTGCATCGACCAGGTCGGCGCCGGATCATCGCCATAACGCAAACCAGCCAACCGCATCAGTCGATCACCCTGCTCATCCTGACGCCCGATCTCCGACAGCGCCGCCCCTACCTGCTGGGCAACTGCATCAGGCCCAGCTCCTGCACCGAGGATGATCCGCGATCCCGGTGTACCGCGAGGTGCCGACCCACCCCACTCCATGATGGTCGCCATCGGACTGCCCATGCCGCCGCTTTCGCCGTTCAGTCGGCATTGCTCACCCCAATGCTTCAAAACCGCTTCCATTGCTCCGATCATCGCCCTTCCCCCCGAAAAACCGAACCCAACACAGAAAACCCGCTACTCGACACAAACTCAACACAAATAAATCCCTTTAAAATCAACAATTTCAATTTATCTGTGTTGTGTGTGTTGGGTTTGTTGGGTTTTTCTGTCCTCGCATAAGAAAAATTTCCGCCCTCTATTTTCGCTGCAAATAACATCATGCATGCGCGCACGCGACACCAAACCCAACACACCCAACACACTGCCCGCAAACCCTTGGAAACAAAGGTCTTAAACTGTGCTGGGTCGCCAAAACCAACCCGACACACACTCGACACACCCAACACACTTTTAGGCGCACTCATGCTGCAGCCGCCTTGACGTGTTCCCAGTTGTCCACGTTCCAGCCGGCCAACTTAGCCTGGGCGCGCCAATCGCTGACCGTCTTGCCCAGATCGGCCGCCTTCAGTGATGGGGGCTGGGAAGCGCCGGGATCGTTCGGAAAGAAGAACGCACCAAACCGCCGATTGCTGCCTTCAGTCCAAGGAATCGATCGGGTCTTATCGACTTCGGAACCGATGAACAGTGAAAACTTCGTCTGGCTCATCACGTGTTCTTTGTTGCGGTGGCACCACTCCAGGAACAGCGAGTAGAGATCGGTCGAAAGGCACACGCCCCACAAATCACGCCCCAGCTCGCCGTACTTCCAAAGGTTTAGGAACGTCTGCCAGCCGGCCCGACTCAATGCCACCAGCCGTTCACGTGCCGCCGTACTCGGTGGCCGGGTACGCTGGTCAAAGTCGCCGAGGTCAATCGACAACAGCCAGCCATACAGCGCCGCGACTCCGCCGTTCTTCAGCTCGTGGCCGATAGCCTTCTGGCGGTCTGGCGGCAGGGTTAGCTCGGGCCACATCACCAGCATCCGCCGGTCGCTTTCGCTGATGGGCCACGGCATGATCTCGTTACTCAGGAACACCGCGTTCATGTGGTTGGCTTCTTCCCAGCCATTAATGAACTTCGACTCCATTCGCACCGTCTTGCCGGTGATCAAATGCTTGATCTTGCCCACCTGGTTGTACCGCTGATCGCGGCTGACAACCTCTTCAAACACCGACCAGAGCTTACGGCTTTGCCAGGCATTGAAGTTGCTTTCGAGCTGGGTCTGTCCAACGGTGGCCGCGTACTGACCGTACAGCATGCCCATCGCATCGGCGAACAGCAGGCTCTTACCCGACCCCTCCATGATCGAGTGCATCAACACGGCCGTGTCCATCTTGGCGCCGAGGTGCTGCAACGGGTACGCCATCCAGCGCGTCAACCACCGCGTGGCATCCTGATCATGGTTGCAAAGGAACGAAATCAGCCAACGCAGGCTCTCACAGGCGGCCTCATCATTGATCGGTTCGAGTGGCAGGCCATCGAACGTGTTGATGTACACGCTCGGATCTTTGGTCATCGTCGGGTCAAACACGATATGGTCAACATCAACCACCCGACGCTCGCTGCTGTTCAACCACAATGGGTAGGTATCACCGAGGGCCATCTTCACCGCGCCCTCGGCCACACGCCGTTTTTTCTCCCGGTCCCAAACGTCCTTCGTGCCATCGATGTACACGTAACGCTCGGTCGGCGGCATGCCAAAAGCACCACCTTTCTTGCCCGACATCCGTCGCGCCTGTTCGATTTCGCGAACATGGTCATCAGAAATCAACTTGCGCCGCTCGGTGTCTTCCAACCACTGCTTCGCCAAGGGTTTGCCGACGCGCGCTTCAAAAGCTGACTTCTTCATCACCCGCGATTGGTCGAAGTCCCAAACATGGGTCGTTCCTTCCACCAACGCAAACCGGCGCAGGACATGATCAAGCGTCAGCACCTCCCCCGCGCCCCCATCAGGAGCCGGAGCGGCCTCGCTGATGGCGTCGTTCGCGCAGCTCGGCTCGGGCATGACATCAGATGGGGTCGGGGGAAGATCACGCGGATCAGGACGGGATGAATGCTGCATGCCCAACATGCGCGCAGCATCCCTCACCGCCTTCGACTGATCCCCGCCGTGCTCGAGCAAACAGAACACCTCAAAGGCGTCGTTCTGATGTCCGTTCGCCAGTGGATCGGCGCCGTGGTGCGAGTAGACCTTGCCTTCATCGCTGATCGTCACGCCCGGCAGACCGGTACTGCTCTGCGGGTACAGCCACTTGCTGCCCCGCTTGATATAGCCGTGGGAGCGAAGCAGCTCTTGCACATCGTGGCAACGATTGAACTCATCGATCACCGATGGCCGATTACCCGTTGCAGGTGCTGGACGCTTGACGACCTTCGCGTGCGGCGCGGCAGGTTTGATCGCCCAAGGGCACGCCCCTTCGGCATCACGCTTGAAGATGTCCCAACCCTGCCAGATATTCAGCAAGTCAGCATTCAGCGTCGGTAGACCATCAGTGGCGCTCGGCGGCGTGCGCCAGATGTAAGGCTTGCCGGTGCCCGGGTGAATCGAAGGCGGGAACACATCCTGCACCAGCCCAGCGCGCAGCTCGAACACCGTGAAACGCTTGTACTCTTCAGCCTCGGCGCGTGCCGCAGCATCACCGGCCTCATCGCCCTGCTCTTTTGCCGCCTTGGCCTTAACCATCAGGCCTTTGTGGATCGAACCATCAGGATCTTTTTCATTGGGCCACGACAGAGAATGCCGGGTCAGCTCAACGCCGTCCGGCACTTTGAAAACCACCCGGAACCGAGCGGGGTTACCGACAATAGTCGGATACACCACCGCCATGGCATCCAGATCGACGCCCAACAGTTCATACAACACATGCCGCGTCCACTGAACGTCATCAACGTCCAACGAGCAGACACGGCTTGGCCCAAGCACGACGCCAAGGTTGTGGTGAGGGTTTCGCTGCCAGAAAGCTTCAGCCTGGGCGGCATCAGTGATAAATCCACCCGGCTTGTTCCACCCCTTACCCTTGGGTCCTTTCTCACCGGGCTCAATAGAGACCAGTGCCAGGCCAAAGGTATCGATGTAACGTTTTGCCCAATTGGCGATGGCTATTCCTTTGCCCGGTTCACTCATCGCCGAGCCTCCCGCAACCCCTGACAGTCAATGCAGGTTTGGCAACCCGCAATCGTCTGCTGTCGAAGTAACGGGATAGATTCGTCGCAGTCCACGCAGAATTCCGCGCTGACGCGATTCGAAGGCGCAAGACGGCTGCGCTGAAGCGCAACGTCGAGCAGGTATTGCGCCTGTTCATTGGCGCGATCGATGTCATCCATTGACACGGTCCTCCATCGCCTGACGTGCACCGGCCATGATGCCGAGTACTTCGCGGATCACGTCCATGCCATGCTTTTCAAGATCAAGGACTTCGTGAAGCTCCCAAACATTGTCGGCAGCGCCGTCGTGCATCTTGGCTACGAACTCACCCGTCTCGCCGAGCAATTTGCCGACGGCTTTCAACGCATCGCGGGTTGCCGGTACCGGTACCGGGCGATACCAGACCGCACCCGCCGGGCGCATCAGCGCATCGAGCAAGCGTGAATCACCCGTCAACCGAATCACGTCTTCAAGTTCGTCCGGGTTCAGCCAGCGACGCTCTTCATCAAGCTTGAGCTTCTTTTGCAGGGTGTCGTTGTCCAACACCATGTCAAAGGCAAGGGCGGTGATTCCGCCCTTGTAGTCACGACCAGCGCGATAGATCGCCTGGCGCAAAGGAAGGACCGGACCCGCGTCCGGCAATAGATCTGTGCGACTCATAACCGTAAATCCCCCGTTTACGGTGTAGCCATAAGACGGGGTAATCCCTATCCTACGACCACGACCGATGTACATGTGCTATGTGTCGTCGTAGCTGGGCTGGGGGATCTTTGGTGAGAGGCCCCAGCCTGGCACCTTTTTAAGCAGCCTTGGGCTTGCGGCGCGATCCGATTGGTCGAATCTCTACCGCCGAACATGCCCCTTTCTCATCAATCCGCACGCGGATATCCCGAGCCGAATTGAGCATTTGAGATACAGCGCTTTGCGATACCCCAATGAGTAACGCCAGCTCTGGTTGAGTCTTTCCCTCGGCAAAATCCTCCAGAGGGATACCTATTTCGTTAGCCATCCACGTTTCCTCGAATGGGCGTTGCGGTATGGATATTAGTGTTACTTCTTTTAAACGGCAAGATAAAAAGACGTATAGCTGTTTTGAAAAAATAAGTCGCCCTTATAAATTGAGAGGCATGATTACTCTCAATCCCTTTGTTGCCGACGACGAGACCAAAAAAGCCGAAGCTGCACGCCTGAAAGCTATTTATCAGGATCGCAAACGGAAGGACTCGACTCTTACCCAGGAAAAAATCGCCGATCTGTGCGAATGGTCTGGGCAAAGCGTCGTCAGCCAGTATTTAAATGGCCGAATCCCTCTGAACCTCGGCGCACTAATCAAATTTGCGAACGTGCTGGGCTTTTCGCTTGATGAGGTCAGCCCCCGCTTGGCTGCCTTTGCCGAAATGCCTCGCCTCCGGTCATCACAGGCACCAGCAGAAAGCCCCCGAAATGCTGATTGGGAACTGCATCCGATTGAGGTGTGGGACGACGACACCCCACTCGGCCCCGATGAAGTAGAGCTGCCGTTTTTCAAGGAAGTGGAATTGTCTGCGGGTAAAGGATCCGAGGTAATGCTTGAGACAAACGGTCGAAAACTACGTTTCGGAAAGCGAACCCTCAAAAGGAAAAGCATCGACCCAGCAGCCGCAGGATGCGTCCCAGTCACCGGAAATAGCATGGAACCAGTACTCCCCGATGGCAGTACTGTCGGCGTAGATACGGCGAACACAACCATTCAAGACGGCAAGATGTATGCGATTGATCACGATGGTCAGCTACGTGTGAAACTTCTCTATCCTCTACCAGGGTCAGGCCTTCGCCTACGCAGCTATAACACCGAAGAGCACCCTGACGAGCGATATGACGGCGATTATGTGCAACAGCACATACGTGTTATCGGCAAAGTATTTTGGTACTCAGTGATGCTCTGAGCCCTCCAGCATCGAAGGCCCTAGCGGGCCTTTTTTTTCGTCTACTAATTTTATTTCGCTGCTTTTATAAGTGTTACTGTTGACTTATTAAATCAGTGATACTAATTTTGCACTGGTATCTACCTCTCACCAAAGAGCACGAGCCATGCAAACCACACAGCACAGCAACACGCGCTGCCCCGTCTACCTGCACCCGTCCGCGTGCAGTACTCGCGCCGCCGTCGAAGCCATCCAGCGCCAAACCGGCCTGCTGGTGATCACCACCGCGAAAGGCCGTAGTGCAGCAGTTGAGCCCACCAGCACCGCCACCGATAGCTCGTGGCCTTTCGGGGGTGACGCAGCATGAATAGCTACCTCATTCCCCTCGCGAAACAAGAGTTATTGCACCAAGTGCTGCAATGCGGCGGCGCTGCCGTGTGCCCGCTCCAGCGGCCAGAGCAAACCATCCACGCGAAATTCGAAGTCGAGCTCACGGACACCACGGCAGTCATCAACGTTGACCTCGGCGGCCACACCGGCGAACTGACCCTCAAACGGGCGGATCGGGCCAACCACCTGCACCTGCGGGATTTCATTCAGGACATCGCCAACGGCCGAATCGAGTCTGCCCAATCCGCGCCACCAGGACAGATCGGCCGTTTGGCGCAAATCGATCAAGCCTTGGTCGACTCGGAAGCGTTGCTAGACCGTGTTCGCAAACTGATTGCCGCCTGAGGACAGCGCCATGAACCGCACCCTGGACGAAACGGCCGCCGTGCTCGGCCTCAAACCCCGGAAGTTTCGCGAGCAACTGCGCGCACTCCGCGTGCTGACCCAAAGCGGCGATCTCGCAAGCCAGCACCGCGATCGTGGCTACCTGTTCTCCGATCCCCGCAGCCGCTGGAATGACAACATCAAAGCCTACAGCCACTACGCCGTGATCATGGTCACAGAGCGCGGCGTGGACTGGCTCGCGAAGCAGCTGAGCATCGGCATCAAGACACATAACAAGGACGCTGCTGCATGACTACCAACTACTACAACGCCTACACCCAAGCGCTCGGCGCCCTTCGACTGATTCCGATCTACCTGGACAGCGTAGGTGTTGTCAGCCGCGCAACGCTCATTGGTGCCGCAAGCGAAGCCATTGACCTGCTCGGCAGCATCCCGTGCCGCACTATCGAACTGGCCGAAGTGTTCCGCTGCGTCAATAACGTCATCCAAGACGGCCAAGTGGCCTACGTGACACCGACCAACTCACCCGAGTACCCGTTCGGCGCCGTCGTAACAGACGCCAAAGGCCAGATCTGCGCAGCCGCCATGGGCAAGAGCAAAGAAGGCCTCGCCGAATTAATCCGCCTCAAGTTGGTGCCCCAATCGGAGGGGTTCGGGGAGGACGCAGCGTGAGCAACACACTCGACCAGCTGCGCCGACAGTTCGCCACGCCCTGCCCGACCTTGTCAGCAGTACGCGAACAGTACTTCACGCACATCCGCACCGACCGCTATCTGCTGGAAGAGATCAAGGCCGGCCGCATCGCGCTTGTCGTGAAGCGCCTGCACGACTCGGCACGAGCAAAGCGCGTGGTTTACCTGCACGACCTGGCCGCCTTCCTCGACGCCCAAGCGGCGAAGCAAGCAGCCTGATTCAACGGTGGCCCCTGCCGCTCGGGGGTAAACAAAACAAACCCAATGAGGCACAGCACATGAAAGCCACAGACACGAATGATTTCTTCAACTCACTCAACGCTGGCGTCTTTGCCCAGCAAATCGGCCAGGCCCTGTCGAACGTCGCCGCCGGCGTTATCGACTACGGCAAGGCCGGTGAAGTGACCATCAAGTTGAAGATGAAGCAAATCGGTCAGAGCAACCAGGTTGCCGTCAGCCACACCCTCGACTTCGCCCAGCCCACCAAACGCGGCAAGTTGCGCGAAGACTCCACGCTGGATACGCCGCTGTATCTCACCCCACAAGGGTTGACGCTGTTTCAAAACGATCCGACAGCCCAGCTCTTCAAGAGTGAAGACACCCCAGTAAACGCTCGCTAACACGCGGCTGCACGCGCCACCAAATCCTCTCACCAAAAAGGAAGCATCAATGCCACTCGCTAAAGACGCACTCGAACACATTCTGGCTCAAGCACACGCAGCCACCGCCCTGCCCCATACACTGGTCCCCGTCACCGCCTTACCTACCGACGTCAAAATTCATAGCTTGGAAGTGTTCCAAGCCCTCCGCTCTCGCTTTCGGGGCACGCTCAACACCAACAGCCTTAGCGACTTCGCCACCTACACCATTTCCCGTAATGGTCCGGAGGCGCAAGGCTTCGTCAATCAAGACGACATGAGCTGCAAGGTGTTCTTCAACCTGGGCGACGAAATCACCCCGGGCCACGCGGACGATGTTGCGATCCTGAAACTCAAACCCACTGCTGCGTACAAGGCACTGCAAGAAATTGCGGGCAAGAAGCTCAGCCAGCGCGACCTGGCCGAATGGATCGAGGATTGGCACCTGAACCTCCAAGCCACACAGGAGGGCGGCAAGTCCATGACCATCAGTGCGGCCGTGGCCAGCGTCCGCAACATCACCATCAAAGCCTCGGCAAGCTCCACCAACAGCGAGCACAACTTCGGCGCATCCCGTAGCGCTATGGACAGCATCGAAGCAGCCAGCGCCGAGAGCCGTATCGAGGCGCTGCATTTTTCGCTGACCCCATACGAAGGCCTGGGCACCCGCGTGTTCACCTTGAAGCTCAGCATCTTGACCGGCGATGACAAACCAACCCTGAAGCTGCGCTGGGCCGGCGAAGAACAGCAGGTCGAAGAGATCGCCCAAGAGTTCAAAACGACACTCGCCAAAGAAGTTGGCGGCGCCGCCACGCTGACCCTAGGCACCTTCAGCGCATAACCACCACTCCACGTAGCAACACTCGCCGCCGGCCTCTCACCAACGATCCCGACGGCGGGCTCTACCGAGGAACACAGCACATGCAAACACAACACCTGATCATCATCGCCACCGGTTCAGCGCTGGGGCTGCTGCTGATGACCCACTTCATCCGTAAAGCGATTCGAAAGGCCTTCGCGCGAGGCGTCACATCCCAAGCCACGTACCACCGGAAACGTGTAGCAGCGTTAACCGCAGACATCACTCGCCTGGTCAATGTAGGCCTTGACCGAGATGAACGCCATCAGCGGGAAATCAGAGCGCTGAAAGCTGATCACCTCGCCACCTACAACCTCTCGCAGCATGCAGTCGTCCCAATCTTTACCGAAAAAGATCAGCAACTCCTCTTGCAAGTGCATGCGTCACTGTCACTGGCTAAACAAACCTGGCGCGTAATGCCCGGCACTGAGCCTATGCAAGCAAAAGCTGAGCGCCAAGCAGCAGCTGCACTGGAACTTGCGGCCCGCATCATGAATACCATTGAGCCAGCACCGGTTTACGAAATGCCGCAGAACGCCGTTCTGCCAGGAGCCGCCGCATGAGCTGGATCCTCACCCACAGCGGCCGCCAGTTCAACCTGCTGAAGCCAACCGCCGCCATGATCAGCCCCCACGATATTGCTCACGCTTTGGCTGGCCTGTGCCGCTTCAATGGGCACACGCACACCCACTACAGCGTGGCCCAACACAGCATGATCGTGTGCGACCTGGTACCGCAAAAGGACCAGCTCGCCGCCCTCATCCATGATGCTACCGAAGCCTACCTGGGCGACGTGACTCGCCCGCTCAAGGAATTGATTCCAGAGTACAAAGCCATCGAGCAACGTGTCTGGCACGCAGTCTGCGAGCGTTTCAACATTGAACCGGCTTTACCCGAGAGTGTCGTCCGCGCCGATCTGGTGGCCCTTGCCACTGAACGCCGCGACCTGATGCCCGAACACGCCGGCGAATGGCATTGCCTGAAAGGCATTCCAACAATGCCCGAGCGCATCACCCCGCTGCCCGCCAAAGAAGCGAGCATTCAGTACTTCTCCCGCCTGATGGAGTTGATGCAGGGTGATCACCGCCGGAGGATGACGGCATGATCCAGCTTCGGCGAACAGCTCGGATACGCCAAGGCCAAATGCCGCCCCTTGATCTGAACGTCATTTGCGACAAATGCGATAAGTCGCGAGCACATGGCAACCACCAACGATGCAGCAAGTTGCGCCAAGCCGAAGGCATCTCACGACGCGCAGGGGAGCAAGCACCATGAGCCTTCCACGCTGGGTAATGATCAACCGCGCATCCGAACTCACTGGCTACAGCGAAGACGCCATACGCCACAAAGTAAAGAACGGTACCTGGGCTCAGGGCCGAATCTGGCGAAAAACACCAGACGGCCGTATCGCAATCAACATGACGGAGTACGACAAGTGGGCCGAGAGCGCACCGCAGGAAGCGGCATAGAAGCCGAGCTGGCCAAGCACAAAGGACTCGAACTCCATGGCGGATACATCCGCGTCGTGTTCATGTGGCGGCGAATCCGATGCCGCGAATCCCTCGGCCTACCGGTAACCAAAGCCAATATCAAACACGCTGCCCTACTCCGGGCGGCAATTACTCACGAGATCAAAACAGGCCGCTTCGACTACAGCCGACACTTCCCAGATTCAAAGAACGCAACCAATTACAGCAGTGTGAAGGACGAACGCCTTGACGCCCTAATGGCACGCTACAAGCCATTGAAGGCCGTTGACCTCACTCCGATGACGGAAGAGAAGTACAGCTACGCGCTCGACATCTGCACCGAACTGCTGGGGCCTGACCGATTGGCGGGCATACTTTTACCTGAAGATATACAGCTACTCAGGACCCAACTGATCGCCACCCGAGCCCCCTCAACCGCAAATCATTACCTCGCCACGTTTGCCGGCTTCCTTGCATGGTGCGAAAACAATAGTTACTGCCGCAAAGGCCTGTCCGCAGCATGCACACGGTTTGCGATGATTGGCCGCGAACCGGATCCATTGACCAAGGGAGAATTTGAACAGTTGATAAGCAAGGGCTGCCTCCATATGCAGGACGCCGCCGCGATCACCCTCGCCGTTTACACAGGCCTTCGCCCGGGCGAGCTATGCGCACTTGCCGTCGAGGACATCGACCTAGTCGCTGGGCAAATCAATATCACCAGGGCAATCACAGCAGACGGCACATTCAAAGTCCCCAAGACCGGTAAGCCTCGGGCAATACTTCTGATGCCGCCAGCGATCGCAGCCTGCAAAACTCTGATGGAGTTAGTTGCCGATCACGCACGACGCGACATCGAGGTCTACATGAACCGACATGAAAGCCGCAGGGAAATGGTAACGCCTCTGCTATCCCCTACAACCCAAGCCAGAAAGAAAGTTATCAACCCTTGGTTCGTCCCCACATCGTGGAACACTAAATGGGCCGCCATTCAGCGTCGATCTGGAATTCGCCCGCGCAGGCCGTATCAAACGCGCCATACCTATGCCTGCTGGTGTCTGACAGCTCGCGGTAACCTTGCATTCATCGCGAAACAAATGGGTCACAAGGACTTCACCATGCTGGTGGAGGTTTACGCTAAGTGGATGGATGATGAGTCTGAAACCGAACTCGTCCACATATGGAAAGGAATTCAAAGGGTTGCTCAACAATAGACCGGTGCTAACACAGCCATCTTAAGCAGCAAATATGGGATACATAGAAACCCCCGCCGGCGAACCGGCGGTTGTCAGGGGCCTGCTAGCGCAGGGAAAGCATCATTGTAAGCGGCGACAGATCAGGGCACTGCTGAAAACCTGCGTGTTTCGCATAGAACTCAGCGAGCTTATCGTCGAGCGGATGAACCAGAACAGCCGAAGTACCAACCGAGTCCGATGCGAGAATGCACCGACGGATGGCGTCTTGCAGGAGGTCAACAGAGTAACCATAACCCTGAGCGGCCATGCTCACGCCCATACGCCCAAGAATGGTAACTGGGTGCGCGTTAGGCGAGTTCCGCTGGAAGCTCTTTGGTACGACGTGTTGCCGAGCAACCGATCCGGCGGACAATGTGTAGTAACCAGCAACGCGATTGGTACCCGCGAAGCAAGTCACATAAACCACCGCTTGCTTGTGGTCTTGAGCTTTCCGAGCACTCTTATGAAGGTAGTCGTTAATCGACGACTCTCCACAGTCGAACTCAGTGAAATCATGGAAATTGTTCAGCTTTACAGGCTTGCTCAGCTCCACCGGGCTGGTCTGGACATCAGTTTCTGTAGACAT